ACCGGTGTCCCGTCCGGACTCGTGCATTCCCCGTACGTACCATCTGCGTCCGGACACATCGACTGCCACTGTAGGCCCATCTTCCAATGAGCGTTGTCGGGCAGTGCGAGCTGCGTTGCGGTGGTCAACAGGTCGTACGCAGGGGAAGTGAACGGCAGTGCGTCACTGGGGATCTGGAATCTTCCGCGACTCATCGCCGCTCACCTCCTCTCTTTTCGTCTCGTGTTCGATTACGAGCCCTCGCACGTGAACGTGCGGGCACCGATCTCGCCAGACGAGCAGATGTCGACCGTGACCACGCGGGACTCGTGCCCCGGCTTCAGCAGCGCATAGCAGTCCTCAGCCCATGCGGCCGTGTGGTCGTTGGTGGAGTTCAGCACGGAGTCACGAACAACGCCGAGGTCGAGCGACATCGAGTTGCCTCGGATGAAGGTGCCCGGAGCGTAGATCATGTAATCCATGGTCAGCGGCCAGCCGGTGGCCGGGGTGGCCCCGCCCGGGTCCGTGCCGGACCGGACCTGCCAGTCGCCGACGAACTGCACGCGGACGCCACGGATGTTGAACCAGTCGGCAATCATGCCGTCCGTGACGCCGAAGACGTCGATGCCGTCGCGGTTCGCGAGGTCAGCGCGGATGACCGCCTGAGCCCAACGGGGCATGACGACTTCGAGGATCGCGTCAAAGCACATGGAGTACTTCTCGCGGTAGTCGACCGCCGACAGCTCGATGGAGCTGAGCAGCGCCGAAGTGGTCGCACCGAGCAGGCCGGAGTGGTCAACCGCGATGGACGCGGAGATCGCGTCACCTGAGCCGCCGCCGTTCAGCATCAGATCGATGATGCGCGCGTTCGTTGCCTTCGCACGGATCGCCATGACCAGCCGCAGCCAGTTGGAAATCAGTTCGGGGTACGCGTAGTCGATCAGGTTACCGGCCGTGACGCAGAAACCGTCACAGTCGGCGCGCCGGTCAACGAACGTCGGGCACTCGACACGCACACACGGCTTGAAGACAGACGAGCTGTCGACCGCTTCGATGTCGTCGGCCTCGGTCCAGGTCCAGACGATGCCCGGGTCAGACGCGAGGTCGCCGAAGCTCGGCGAGGTCGGGTACTGCACGCCGCCGCGCGACAGACCCACGGTCGGCAGGTCGATCATGCCGTCTTCGCAGACGACGTTGAAGAAATCGTAAGAGATCTCCGAAGGCGCGCACCATCCGCCAGCGGCCACGAGGACATCCTCATCAGCAGCGGCCTTGAGGACTTCGTTCACGTCGTCAGGCGTGGAGTTCTTGTTCAGGGTGAACGTGAACTCGCGCTCCAGGCTCGCGACCGGAACCGCTTCGGGGTTGCCCGTGCGCCCGACCGGGAGCATCTTCGCGCGTCGGTGCATTGCTTCACCGAGTTGCGTGATGTTGTCGAGTCGGCCACCCTGTGCGAAGCCGGGGATGTCGGCCGAAGCCACGATCACGGCCTCAGAGCGAGCCTCGTGCACCTTGGCGTCGGGCGCGTACTGCTGAATCGTGCCGAGTCGCACGCGCTGGTTCAGGTCGGTCGTCGGCTTGAGGTAGTCACCTGCGAACGCCTTCATGGTCTCGCCGATGGCGGTCGTGATGGAAGCGGTGAGCACCTTCTCATCGATGCCAGCGGAAACGAGTTCCCTCGCTTCGGGAGCCGCAGCCTCGGGAGCGTCGTCCCCGGCTTCGGTGCCGCCTTCACCGTCTTCGACAGCCTCAGTCTTCGCGGGCTTGATGGCCTCGCGGAGAGCGGCGGCCCGTTCGGCGTTCGCGCGCTTGGTTGTCGCGACCTCTTCGGCCGTGGTGTTCACCGCGAGGATCTGCGTCTTGATGACTTCGAGTTTCGCGAAACCGTCAGCGTCGATATCCGCTTTGCCGTCCTGGTAGATGGCGTCAAACGCCGCGACCAGATCGTCACGCATGTTGGACAGTTCGGCTTCGGACTTACCCGCCAATGCGGCGGTAAGCTCGTCGCCCCCGTCCGGCAGGGTCTGCCCCGCCTCGTTGTCCTTTGACATCGCGTTCCCTCTGTGTATTGAAGTGAATACTCGGATTCTACACACGATTCACAGGCGAAATTGAGAAATCGCCTTGGAATCGTGTGCTATTAGCTGTCCGTCGTAGCGGTCTTCGTCTTCGAACCGTTCGAAGAACCAGCCGAAGTCATGACCGTCACGTTCCGTTGCTTGGCAATACGCGCCTGTTCCTCCGTGGAGAACACCGACACCCCGCCCTTTTTCTTGCCACAGTTGCAGCCCATCACTCATCACCTCTCAAGGTCTTGCGCAAGCTCACGGCGAACTCACGCATTCTTGATTCAGGATCACGGCCCACTTGAGCAGCCATCCTGTCGACAGCGGCACGCATCCCCACAGGCTCAACCACGCCCGCGTGTGTACCGAATCGGACCGGCGTTACCGTTCTGGCGAGTTCACCGCCCTGAATCGTGAACGACCGGCTACGCGTCGGGAACCCTGGCACCGGAACGAGCAGCGCAGCGGCAAGCTCGCGCTTCCCCGGCTTCTCGCGGTGCGGACCCCAGTCGCCGGACAACTGGCACGCCATCATGCGCGCCACCTGCCCAGCGTCGACACCGGGAATGAGTGCGCCCGAGATCCACACGCCGCGCGCGTTCTCCCCAACACGAGCCGTAGCGACCACCGAGCACGCGTTGTCGTAGTGCTCGCGCCGAGCCGAGCCCTTCGGACCCATCGGCGCGTGGCCGCAGTCCATCGTGATGGGGCCGGTGGCGATCTTCGTGTATCCGCCCTTGCCGTCGTCAACCATGGTTGCGCGGTTCATCCAAATGCCGTAGTCGACGTTGCCCGTAGGCACCGTGACCCGCTTGTCGCGGTAACCTCGGTGCGCCACCTGCTTGGGCGCGAGGTAGCCGAAGAACCTGCCGTCGTCAGTGACCGTGATGGCACCGATCTCGGGAACCTCTTTCGGCTCATCGAACCAGTCGACCGGGGGAAGATCGGGAATCGTGATCGTGTACGCCGAAGCGGTGACGAGTTCTTCCGCGTCGTCGTCCTCTTCGATGTCGGCGGGCAGCGGCTCGTCAAGGTACAGTCGCGCTTCCGCGAAGGCGGGGATGTCCACGAGATCGACAGCGCGGATACGTGCACCTGCGGTGACAATCTCCTGTGTCGGAGTCATGCACGCAGGGTCAAGCTCGGCGGCGTCGGTGTCGCACTCGGCGGGGAACGTGTACTCAACCGTAAGGCCGGGTCCGTCCGGGTCCTCGTCCACGATGATCGACACGCCCGCCAGCGTCCCCGGCTCGTCTTCGGTTCCCATGCGTCGAGCAGCCTCACGCCCGCGACGCGTACTCAGGTCGATCATGCCCCGCGTGAACAGCTGGCCGCCTTCGGTGCGTTCCACAGAGTCAAGTCGACCCACCGTTTCCACGCGGTCGGAGCCCGTGGCACCGTGACCGCGCTCGTACTGGTACCCGAGCGGAATCTCAAGCGAAGCCGTCATGCCGGGGGCCTGCCATGTTAGCGACTCAAGGCCGAACTGTCTGCGGTCACCGGTCGATCGGCCTTCGACAACAATCGGGCCGTGAATGCCTGCCATGCGTCGACCGGCCTTCGGGGTGCTTTCAGTTTCGGACGCGTACAGCGCGGCCACCTGCGCCTGAGCTTCGGCCTCTGTGCTGTGACAGCCCTCGACTTCACCGTCTTCGATCTTGACCACCGCGAACTCCCCCGAGTCGCAACCGGGGTTGCCCGTCTGAATTTCCCAAGGCATGGGTTGCTCCTCTTCGTAGGCTGCGGCGTTCAGTGTGAGTACCGCGCCGTTGTCGTTCAGGTTCAGGTCTGCGGGATCAAACACCGCAAAAGTTGCACATCGGCAGTTAATCACGAGCGCAGCCGGGCCGCTCGGATCGCCCGGGAACGCCAGTGGGAATCCTCCCACCATGAACGGTTCTGTGAACGCGACTGTCTGGCCGTCCGCTTCTCGGTGCTCTATGCGCGTGCGCGTGTCCCCTGTCGCTTGCCACTCTTTGCGCATCACGCCAGAAGGGATGCCGTATGCCGACTCGAACCGCTGCATGGTGCCCATGGCGACGGTATTTCTTGCCCCGTGAACTTCGGTTCGAGCGATCATCCGCGCCCGGCCCTCAGTCACGCCAACCGCGTCACGGACACGAGCGGTGAGCTTCGGAATCGACTCACCGAGCTCGGTGCCTTCGACCAGCGCAGCACGCGCGTTGAACCACAGCGCATCGCCGATGCCGACAAGGCGGTTCACTGCCTGCTGTAGGTACAGCTCGGTGTCGAGCGGCTGGTCAGCGAGCAGCGTAAGCGGATTGCCCACCGCTTCGGCGAGATGCGCGATCGTGGAAACGCTGGCGTTCAGCATGTTCAACTCAAGCGCTGGCGACAGCTCGGCAGCAACATACGCCGCCCAGATCGTCACGATCGCGTCCATCGCGGTCTGATCGGCATTCCGCAACGCGCGTTCGATGTTCTCGGTGTTCATCACTTCGATCATCGCGGCTGTCAGTCCGGCCATGACCAGCGCCTCGAACTCCTCGGAACTGAGTTCGAGTTCTTCCAGGGTTTGCAGCGGAACGGTAGCCATCAGACCTCACCCGGGTTCCGCGCCTGCGTGTTCGCGGGGTCTTCGGCACCTGCGTCACCTTCCGTTGACTCGGTACCCATCTCAGGGAGCGCCTGCGGAGGGTTCGCGACGGCAGCCGCGCCCATGCTGCGACGTTCAAGCTTATCGGTCATGTCGTCCAAGTCCGCAGAGCTCGGCTTGTCCGATTCCGACATGCCGATCTCACGACGCAACGCCCGACCGCTGATCTCCAGTCGGTCATACGCCAGGATCGCGTCATCCGACTTGTCGGGACGCTGCACGATCTCGCTCGGGTCGTACCACATGACGATACGACCGCCGTTGGGGCCGATCAGGTCATGCCCACCCGCGCGGAGCACTGGGGTGAGGTACCCCTTCGTGAGCGCGTGGCAGATCATTTCGGCGTCAGGCGCGATGTGGAGTTTGATGCCGGACTCTTCGACCTGAGCCGCGCCCCAGTGGTTCATGCCGGACACGCCGAGGAGCAGGTCACTCGGAAGATCAAGCGCTGTGGCAAGACGGCGGATCGCGCTTTCGCGTTGGGGAATGAGCTTGTCATCGATCGGGTTCGACAGATCCAACGCCATCATGACATCAGCAAGTTTGGTTTCGGTGTTGTCCCCGAGGTCGACGCCCACGGGTAGCTTGAGCGCCGCTTCCGCGCTCATCGCGTCTTTGATACCGCGCGACGCAACCTCAACGAGGACTTGCGCGAACGGGTCCTGCCCTTCCACGCCGCTGGGATTCGCGGTCTGCGGAAACGAGAGCTTGCCACGGTCGTAGAGCAGGATGCCGTTCGACGCCAGACGCGATACGGTTTCCGCCACGATGCGCTTATTGATGAGATCAAGCTCGCTCATTGACCCGAGCGCGTGCGCCGCTACCGAGGTCGCGCGGTACGAGTACCGCTCGTCGGGACGCCAGAACCTGACCACCATCGTGTCAGACCCGAGCGCTTCCCAAGCGCGTTGCGACTCGCCTACGCGGAGCTGGTACACGCCTTCGCGCACGCGGAGTTCGTCAGCGGAATAGACCGCCCAAATCTCTTCGCCGTCTTCGTCTTCGTGGCCGACAAGCCAGCCTTCACCGGGGACGTTGTAGTGAATCCCCATGAGCTTCATAAGCTGTGATTGTCCACCGATGCCACCGGCGAGCCGAGCTACCGCGTCGGCGGCCGGTCCTTCGGCGATCGGCAACGGTTCGTCGCCACCAGGGATGTACTCAGCCGCAAGGAGCCGGACGCGCGAGAGCGCGTTGCCCTTCCAGTTGACCGCAGCTGAGAATTCCTCAAGCCGGTAGTAGTAGTCCCATAGCTGGTCCTGTACGGACGTGTACTGGGGGTTGTAGGCGCGTACAGGGGACAGCACGGAAGCGGACGCTATGAGCGTAGTGCCGAACGCCGGAAGTCCCATGTGTTGCCCTAATCCCCGTCGATGCGTCCCAAGAATCCGA